ACTTCCAGGATGCACAAAGCCTTGTACAACAGCAACATCGCTGTCAATTACTTTCCACTCATCTACAACTTTACCAATATCACCTACAGCATTTACACCCTTAATAAAGTTTATTAATACTTCAGGCTTTTCTGGGTTTCTATTTTTAGGTGGGATACCTTTTAGATAAGAAGCAACAGTTAACATCAATCATCACCATTTAGCATACGCCATGCTGTTCCGTCTAGCATTTCTTGATGTGTAAATTGGCAGTATGATAAATGTGCCATAAATGCAGTCATAGTATCTTTATCATGTCCAGGAAGATTTTCGACTTGTGATAGATCATTGCCGGCTAAACTTGATGCAGCATTAGGACCTAAAGTAATTGCTGGTTTACCATTTACTAATGCTTCTATTGCGGCGATACTGTTATAAGTTATTAAACAATGTACATCATTTGACAATGCATCTTCAATAGTGTCTGTTGATATGCGTTCTGATCTAATAGGCTTCATTCTTATTTCAATTGGTCTATCTGTATATTTTTTTAACTCAGCTAATACATGCTCTGTCCACTCTGCTGCTGTTGGTTGTCCAAATATTTTCATTACTTTATCACTAGGAGGACAAATAAGAATTTTATTACCTGGCGTAAACTTTTTATACTTCCATGAATGTCTACGTAATCTATCTGTAGGACGTTCAATAATTTCAAGTTGCTGTAAATTATTTTTAGTTATTCTATGCCATATTTTTGCTTTACTTCTTTCATTGCCAAAGTATCCAGTATCTATTGCATAAAAATGTCTTCCTGTATCCCAACAATGATTAATTGCTTTTTGACTATTACCTCCAAGACCTCTAATAACTAATGGTATTGAAGTATCTAATTCTTGATCAAAATCACCAAGACGTCCGTGAGCACCGCTACAAAATCCTTCTAATAACCGATCATATGATAACTGCTTTTTGTCTAAGTCGAATGAGTCTCCTGGATGTATTGCTACTACCTTGTAACCTTTTTTGTTTTTAATCATATCATCTATCTCCCTAATTACATCGTCTGCATCTACATTATAAAATTGACCAACAGGATCTACTAAAATAGTTAATAAATCATTAACTAATTTTTTTTTTGAATCGTTAAGTGTTAGCTGTTTTGGATATGTTACGTTACTAGTATACTTTCCTATAAGTTGCTGGTAATATTTACGTTCAATTTTATAATACTCATTTGCATATTCGCAGTCTTGGTATTGTTCAAACCACGGACCGCCTTCTGTGTAATGTAACATTTTAGGTTTGCCGTCTTTTGGCTCTTCATACCACCCGACTAACCAATTCCATTCGTGTGATATTTGTCCAATTTGATTATCTTCTAACCAACTAAATCTGTGTAAGTATGCTCCTGTAGTGTGCTTATTATTAATTAATCCTAAGTTTAATTTAGTATTAGCTATATGTGAACAATTGAATAATACACACGAACTCCAATTCTTACGTGGGTAGACTGTCTGTGTTTGTCCGTCCATTTTAAGACCTTCTTTAGGAGTATAATCGTGATGCGCACACATTACTGCATACTTGTTGTCTGTCTGATCAAATAGTTTTTTAATATCGGTAAGAGCTACAAAATCACAATCAATGAATAATGCCCAACCACTGTAATCAGTTAAATGGGGGACTAAGAAACGTGTAAATGTAAATTCAGTACTTGCTAAAGGATCTACTGGACGAGTATATAGCCGTTGTTTTCTTAAATTCCGTTGTTTAAGTGGAATAATTTCTACAGGCACACTAGCAGTATCAAGAATGCTTTGTTTACATACTTGAAATGCAATATCCTCTCTAGGATCATAACCTACAAAAATTTTTAACGGCTGCATTAATCTCTTCTTTCAATGTCTTCTTCTATGCACTCACTACCCCATTGTATCTCAAGGATGTGTGCGTTTTCTGTTCCAGGATTGCTTGGCTTGTGCCAAACTTCAATTCCAATTTCATAAGGTGATCTATCTGGAGTTAATAAAACCCTGTTAATAGTTGACTTCCATTCAGATACCATATCAACTTCACCTTCAAGTACAATCCACTGTTCTGAACGTTTAAAGTGCTTTTGATCACTTAGACTTTTTCCAGGGTAAATTACAAGCTCTTTTACTTTGTAACCTTTCTCAGGTTTGTGATCTAACACACGCCAGTAACCCCAGTCACGTTCTGTCTTTTGTGTTTTCCATTCGTCAAGTATCCAACTACTACTGTTAGCTTTGTTCTCACCGCCAATGCCAAATGCAAAATCTACATAGGGCATATTTCCGTATGTTGCATACTCAGGCGTAGTTGTGTTAGTGCGGTCGCCACCATTGGCAAAGATAAGTTTGGTGTTACTTCCGTGCGTACTTAGTGTTTGGAATATTGCTTGGCATGCACTATCGTCACTATCGTTAAACCCAATAACTTTGTCTACAACACTAAGTTCTTTAATAATAGCACAACGTTCTTCAAAAGGCATAAACGGTCTGCCTTTCTTTCTTGTTAGCCAATCGTCACTGTTTATACCAACAATTAGTTTGTCACCTAACTTCTTTGCTTCTTTAAAATAGGCAATGTGCCCACTATGCAGTGGATCAAAGCCGCCAGTTACTAATACTACTTTGCTCATGTAGATATTTATGTACGCAGTTTATGTGTGTTTTAATAAATGAAACCATGGCTCGCCTATAGCTATTTCATCTTCTCGCCATTGGCAATATCCTAAGTTATAAAGCCATTGATTGCGATCAAACATTATAGGATTTTCTAAATCTGTTAAATCCTTATTGCTACAGTCCCATGCCATTGAACTAGCACACATACTAAAAGTTGGTATGCCTTCGCATATACTTTCTGTTAGTGCATTTGAATTAAATCCTACTACTGCCCACGCATTACTAAGATCAGCGTACAATCCATCTCCGCCTTCTAACAATGCTGCACCGTGTGTATTTTTACTAATTTCTACATCAAAATCTTTTAGAGCTTCTAGTTGTCTATCTTGCCGTAGAGGATGCATACGTACACGTATAGGTCTATCTGTGTATTTTTTAATTTGTGTTATAGTATATTCTATAAACTGTTTATAAGATCCGTGTTTGTCTATAAGTTTTTTTAAACTACTGTCGCCCGGACGTTGTAACACTAGTAATATATAATCGCCGTTTGTACGCCAATCTTTTATTTCTATTGATTGTTCTTTTTGTATACGTAGCCAGCGATCTGAAGGACTATTAGCATTACAATAGTTGCCATCGTCTTGATAATAACTTGTCCAACTATACCTATGATAGGACATAGGATTTGGAGGTTGTATCATGTTGCGTCTAAACACAGCACTTTCAACAACTAAAAATGGTTTGTTACTGTCTAATATAAATTGGTAATATTGATTAAGTTTTTTACGCTTTTGTCCTAAAATATTATTTTGTATATAAACATCTGCAGATTGTATAGTGTCTTGATCTGCCCATGGGACTATTTTAAAATTAGGAAGATTTGGTATAGGATGATTCCTATACATTTCTTCAATGCCAATTACTAAACTATCTTTGTTCATTTTGAAAAAGTAATCCTGTGCGCGAAAGAAAACTATGTTTCTTCTTAGTGCCCATTGTAGAATGATTACGCATTTTAGTAGTCAACTCTTTAAGATAAACTAGCCCATAACTAGACATTTTATCTATCCAATATTCTTCTGTATTACAATTAACATGATGATGTCCCGGTGCGCCGACCGGTGCATACGACATTATTAAAAATTTACATTGCTGCATTGCTTGTGCATAATTTGGAATGTATTCTTCCTGTACATGCTCTACAAATTCTACACTCCATCCTAAGTCGTATGTTTTTACAACAGGAATTGGACCTGTTGTAAAATCGTGTATAGTAAACTTACTATCATTGTAACGAGATAATGTATAGTCACCGTCAAGGCCGTGTACATCTAAATTTAAACTATCAGCAAGTTCAACCATGCCTCCTGGTCCACATCCTACGTCTAACATTGATTTTATTTTAAGAGTTTTAATTGCCCATTCTAATGTACCTTTATCAACATGTGTTTTATTATTGTGGCCGCCCAAGTGTTCTTCTAACATTACAAATATCCTTTGTATATATCTAGGTACCTATTTTTATTTTTTTGATCTACTCCCATGCAAATATATAATCTTTTCTAACGTTTGACATTTCAATAGCGCCTAATGACTTTAGGTATTCGCCAGCACAGTATTCAGTATCAGGATGTTGCTCAACTACAATTACAGGTTTGTATTTCATAATAGTTTTTTCAGCACCCTGTAACACTTGCATGTCGTGGCGTTCACAATCAACTTTTAGTAATCCAAATTTAGATAGGTTTAAGTCGTCTAATTTTTTAATTTCTATTGGTCCTGTGCCTATGTTAGAAACATGACTTGCTCCGGTATTTACTTGATTGAATTGCATTTCTATATTACTATTAACGTTACCTAATGCGTGTTCGTGTATTGTAACAGGTAAATCCTTTACGTTAAGTTTTAAACATTCAAGTACTTGAATCATAGGTTCGAATGCAATTACACTATTAAATTTTTCTGTTAAAGGCTTTGCCCATAAACCTACGTTTGCTCCGACATCAATTGCTAGGTTAAAGTCTACAACGTATTTGTATGCTTCGTCTCTAACATCATTTTGATATTGTGGCAATCCGCCATTGTTTACTTGCTTTTGAATTAATCTACTAAAATGGATGTCACTGTTAGGCATCCAATAATTAAATACTTCTTTCATTTTATGAATCCCTTAAATGGCTCCAAATACTTTTCTGTAACTTTTTGTTCACCTTTGAGAGTTAAAAATACAGTGTCAGGTTTGGGCTTTGCTATCCTTATCCATTTATTATCAATTGGCATATAGTTGTACTTATCTGCTAGATCACATAATATATCTTGGTCTCGGCCCCACAGCCAATCATCAATAGGCTCTTTCAGCAACTCACTGGCATATACATTCCTAAAGTCGTCACTCTTAAAAGTAACTAACCCGGCCAGCCACCTGTCTGCTTTATGATGTTTTAATACATGTTGATGTGAGAATATAGATGCAAATTCATCTATACTAAACGATCTTGCACATATAGTATCAGCATCAAGGGTAATAAGTTGTTCTTCTATTGGTATTTTTGACGCACATAAAAACCTTACAGCTTGTAAATATGCAATCTTTGATTCGTCATTTTTAAAAGTTTTAGTTTCAAATGTATAGTTTACATAGGAGAGTTGTATTAGTTTATCTTGATTTACAACATGACAGCGGAGTTTTAATTTGGGGCAATGATAGTGAATACTTTTAAGTAAATTTTCTGCCCAGTTGTTATAATATTTTTGATCACATGCAATTAATATGCTATATTGAGGCATCTTCCATGCCCGCAACTCTTAGCTTAACTACATTAGTAATTTGCCATTGTTTTTGATCAAGTGCTTTAAGAACACCTAACCACTTGTTCCGCACAAGTGCAAACTCATTAATAATCTTTTCATAGTCAACAACGTCTGCCTCACCGTCTACGTATTTTTCAACGTCACGGCTTGACAGAGCTCGTTGATAGTTTTCGAGATATTTCTTAAAAAATGAACTACGCAGTCTACGTAGTTCAATATTTAAGTAGTTAAGTATTGCTTCAATTTCTTGAAGTTGATTGAAACGTTGTTCAACAAGTCCTGGCATAGCAGCCGCACTTCGCTCTACATTACCTACAAGTTTACATTCAGCTTTTGCTTGTACAAGTTCTTTTTCAAAGAACGCAATTGCATCAGGTATTCTACTTATGTCGCGACTTACTTCGCTATACCATCCCATTATTCATCCCATTCTTCTTCATCGTCATCTATATTATCTAGGTCTAGATAATAATGAATAGCTTCATCTAATGTTGCATCATGACCCATTACTTCTTTCAACATTTCATCTGAAACTCCGTAATCGGCCATAAGATCAATAAATTTTTCAGCTACAATTTCTATTTGTTTTTTGTCTAGATATTCCTTAAACAAAGTCCAAATGTCGGCAATATTTTCTTCATTCATTAAACGCTTCCTCAATAAGATTATCTTCAACTACTTCTTCATCAACTTCAGCGGTATTTACCACTTGTGACTCTTTCACTAAGTAATCTGACATAACTTTATCGAGGTTTGCACCAATCCACTTTTTACGATAGTCAAGAATTTCTTCACCTTCAAGTGTAGTGTACGCAAGTCTATTGCCTTGCTTTTTAATGATGTCTTTTGCTTCAAACAATTCAAGTAGGCCACTGTACGGATTCATACCTGTTGAGTATGGAATCTTTACTTGTACACCTTCAAACGGTTTTGCGTAACGTGTCTTCATAACCTTACAGCCAGCACGGATACCCATAACTTGACTGATCTTGTTACCATCTTCGTCTTCTTTCAGCTTCATCTTTTTCATTGCAACAACAATACTTGATGCAT